CTATTTCACATTGATAGCACGCAGTACTTGTCTCATTTGATTTTCAAGCATATCATATTTATCTTCCAGTTGATTAACCTTGTCGTAATATGTTTCATTTAGATTCGGCATTTTAGCACTGAAATACCATTCAGCATGAAGTATGGTGTTTATTTCTTGAGCTTCCAAATTAAAATTGGGGTAATTAATCTTATCTACATTATCTGACATGCAAACGAGGAATCCATGTTGGCGAAATCTGTTTTTGATGCGTTTGATATATGAACGCCCATCAGTGTCACTAATGACGTAGATGTGCTGGTCGGGCATCTCCTGCCATTCAGAATGGTCGAGCAGTCTCACAATAACGTAGGAGCTATCCAATAATGTAGGTGACATACTTTCTCCTTTGATGCGGACGCAGAAGTATTTCTCACTATTACGCACCATGGATGAAGGCATTTTTATGGTATCTACTACTTCCAAATAATCGGGGTTATCGTAGCCACAGCAGCCTGCTGCAACAGAGATGTCCACCAGTGGGATTGAAACAAAATCATTATTGATAGACAACGACACTGTAGAAGCGGAATTAGTGGATGTTGGCTCGTGACGGAGCATAGAGCCACGTCCTGTGATAAGCCAATCTGCAGAATACAAGGGATAATTTTCAACTATGTTTTGTAACCATTTAGATTGAATGTCGGTACCATTGGCTATAGCTCTTGATAACACGCCTTTACTGGCACCAATACTACGTTCCATAGCAGTGATAGTTATCCCCTCTTTTACAGCTATTTCTTGAATTCTTGATAAAATATTACCCATACAGATGAAAATTATCACGCATTCATTTGCGTGGTTGAAAATTATCACTTAGATTTGCACCGTGTTCAAGCAGAACAGCCCCAAAGATAAGAATTATTTTAATCAGAATTTAGATATGGAGAACAAAATCAGAAAGAAGATTGAACTGAGTGCTTCAGGCAAAGAGAAACTTGCCCGGATGTTCAATGTGACACACCGCAGTGTGTGTTATGCGCTTGACTTCAAACGTAACAGCGTGCAGGCCGCAAAAATTAGGGAAACTGCCCTAATCAATGGTGGTAAGTTGGTGGAGATTATTGATGTGACGGACTCTGCCAAGCGTGCGGTGAAGGTGTTGGACGCTCACGGGAATGTGAAGGCGGTGATAAATGATACAGTAACTTTATAAATGGTATGGACATGGAAAGAGACCCTTTCTTAGAATTAAAAGAGGTTTTGAATTTATATCATAAAACGGAGCAAGAACTTATTTCCACCAAGCCCCAGTTGTATGAATCAAGTCTGGAAAATTATCAAGATTCCTATACATGGATAAAGTTCCCAATTCCGGGTGAGCAAGCTGAAACGGTTTCAGATATGATTGCATCAGGAGTCGAAGATTTTCCCAACACGTGTCTTGCTGGCATTTGGGTGGCAATATTAAAAAATCGAGTTCCCACGGGCGTGCATCTGGCCGGGATAAGTCTATATAGCCACAATAATTCCGTTCGCTTCTGTATTTCAGGCTCAACTTCCTTAGAAGAGCTCCGAACTCTTTGTGAGCAATATCAACGGACTTCCGGTCACGAAGATTGAAGCGAAATCGTAGCATGAATTCAATCATCATATAATTGGTATTAGTTAGACAGCTACAAATGTAGCGAAACTATTCCGGTTCGTGATGAATAGGGATAGATTTTTCAATCTGAAATTAAAGATAAAAAATATGAATAGAAAATTGACAGTAAAAGAAAAGGCGTTCTTGGAGGAGCTTCGGGAACTGATGGCGAAGCACAGTGCTATGCTGTATTCGGAGAATGACCGGGTATGCATGGATATTGAGTATTCGGGTGATGGAGACTGGGAACCCGTAACCTTGCCCGATGGCATTACCGTGTTTTACGACTTGGATGATTTCATTGAACAGAACTCTTAAACTTTGCAAGATATGAAAACCTGGATAATAATTCAGAAGATTGCCATAGCCATGGGTGTAACCTATGGTATGTGGCTGGGAACCAATGTTGACGCAACGGATGCGGACAGCCGCAATGCATTTGTAATTATCGTATTATCGGTTATTGTGGCGATATCGCTTTATATATCGGATAAAAAGGATACTGGAACAGCTTAGGAACAGCTTGTTCTGCAAGTCCGGGGCTTCCCTTACCATGCGGAAGTGGCCAGCTTCCCGGTTCGATGCCGGGACTTGCACAATGTTGAAAAGTATAAAGTTTCTGATTATGGAAATGTACGGAAAAATAAGGTGTGTCACTTTTCCTGAACTGGTCTCGCAAGGAAGAATATTGAGTGTACCAAATTACAAAAAGAAGGTACGTAAGGGCAAGCTCCGGATTGTCCGTCCCGGTAAGGGAGCCGGTTCCTACGCCCTCATAGACTACACCAGTCTCCCCACCCTCATTCGTGAGGCATACGACAGACTTTATCCCAATGCTTTGGAAGAAATGAAAGAACAACTAATGAGCAATATCATTCGTAGTGACAGCAAAGCGGTAGAGTTTTATAAGACCTACCGGCCCGCCATCTCACTGGAACGTCAGGCCGAATATGTCCTGAATGCCGAGGTGATGAATGAACTGATCCGTGTGGAGAAAGAGACCGGAGCCTTACATAGCAAGTGCGGTTACAGCCGTAAGTCTATCGTGTGGGAAACGGTGCAAGGTACATGTGAGAAGCTGCGCGAACGCTATGAACATACACTACCCGCTAATTCTACCCGCCTCCGTGAGAAATTCAACGCTTACAAGAAGGCCGGATATATCGCCCTTGTAAACAGGAATACGGGCAACCAAGCGGCACGTGTGGTAGTTCCAGAAGTGGCCCGTCTACTGCTGAAACTTCGCCGGAGCATTGTTCCCCGCTATACCGAGGCACAGATCTTCGATGAGTATAACCGTCAGGCAGTAGAACGCGGGCTGAATATCATCAAATCGCCTACTACTATAAAGAACTATCTTAATGATCCGGCTGTAATGCCGATGTGGTATGCGGCCGTGCATGGTATGCAGAAGTGGAAAGCCAAGTATGCCAGCCTCATGAAGACCAGCCTTCCGCAGATGCGTGACGCCTTATGGTATGGTGACGGTACCAAGCTGAACCTTTACTACAGGAATGAACAGGGCAAGATGTGCACTACCGGCGTATATGAAGTGATGGACGCTTACAGTGAGACTTTGCTTGGCTATGACATAGCCCCGAATGAGAATTTTGACAGCCAGTACCGGGCATATCGCATGGCCGTGGAAGTTTCCGGCAGCCGCCCCTACGAGATCGTGACCGACAACCAAGGCGGACACAAAAAAGGTGACGCCGCAGGCTTCTTCCAACGCCTCACGGTGCTTCATCGCCCCACGATGCCTTACAACGGGCAATCCAAGACCATAGAAAATGCCTTCTACCGCTTTCAGGCGCAGGTGCTCCATGCCATCTGGCATTTCACAGGGCAGAACGTGAACACCAAGAAGCTGAACAGCAAACCCAACCTTGAATTCATAGAGGAAAACGCCTATGCGCTTCCCACACTCGAAGAGCTGAAGACCATCTATAAGGAGTGCCGTGACCGTTGGAACAATGAGGAAAAGCACTTTGCCACCGGCATTCCCCACATGGAAATGTACCGCATGAGCGAGAATCCCGAAGCCGTGCCTGTCACTGAAACCGACATGATACGTATGTTCTGGTTATGCCATCCCAAAACCGTGACATACACCAATTACGGTCTTCTGTTTGAGATTGACAAACAGAAATACCATTACGACGTATATGCCGCCGACGGTTTGCGTGACGAGACGTGGGCACTCCGCAATACCGGCCGTGAATTCACCGTAATGTATGATCCTATGGACATGACCCGCGTTGAATTGTGGTGTAACACCGCCACCGGTGCCAAATATAGCGCCACCGCCACTCCGAAAGTAACCGTCAGCCGTGCCACACAGGAACGTACCCCGGAAGAGGGAAGCTTCATGCGGCGCACTATTGAACGCAACAAGGAAACCATGGCTGCCATCCAGTTGGAAGGCGAACGGTTTGACCTTGATGAGCGTATCGCTGCCGAAATCTTCGGCCTTTCTACCCCAAAGCCCAAAAATCTTAGCAAGAAGAAGATGGACGAATACCGCGACAAGTATGACCGTGGCAAACTTGACATCCCTCTTTCCCTGCCAGAGAAGCGTAAGCGAGAGGAAGTCGAAGCCGACAACGAGACCGACTATTCCACTATCGGGGAATACACCAAGGCTCTCTCCAACATGACGCTGGACGAGCTGGCATTGGACAGATTTTAAACAGTAATCAATAATCAATTAAATACCGTTCAAAGAATGAAAGGATTAACCAGACAAGACAAAGACGCCATCCGCGACGCGCTGATGGGATATTGCGAGAATTTCCCCAGCCGTAACCGTGCCAGTGAAAGCCTGCAGGGTGTCAGCGCGGCTGTGGTAAGCCAGATTCTGAATTCCAAGTATGAAAGTATCAGCGATGACATGTTCAGCCGTATAGCCGCACAAATCGGTTTCAGTTTCGAGCATTGGACCATCTGTGAGAGCGACAACTACCGCCTTGCCACTTATGTGTTGGCCGATGCCCAGATGTATAAGAACGTCACCTGGATGGTGGGCGATGCCGGATGCGGCAAGACTACCGCCGCCATAGAATTCCGCCGTACACACCGTAACGTATTCTATATCCTCTGCTCGGAAGACATGAGACGCAGCGATTTTGTCCGGGAAATAGCCAAGCAGGTAGGCGCACCCACTGACAGTACCAACAACCTGCGTGATATGCTGGATTATGCCCTTGGCATGATAGGCTTCCTGCAGAACCCGCTGCTTATTTTCGATGAAGGAGACAAACTGACGGATTGCGTACTGAACTACTTCATCAGCATCTACAACCGTCTGGAGGGACGTGCCGGGATTGTATTCATGAGTACCGACTACATCAAGCGCCGCGTGGACAACGGACTGCGCTACAACAAGAAAGGCTACAAGGAAATCAACAGCCGCATAGGCCGTAAGTTTTTCGATTTGAACGCCACCAGCCGCAATGACGTGTATGCCATTTGCCAGGCCAACGGATTGACAAACGAAGCCGAGATAAAGCGTGTGCTGAAAGATGTGGAAACCTGCGATAATGACCTGCGTCGGGTAAAGCGTGTAGTCCATGCGCGGAAGCGGCGTGCCGAGCAGCAGAAAGGGAGGGATGAAGAATGAGCGTAAGACATGGAGACGCGGCAGGGGAAAAGGAAAAAAGGACAACCTTTGACCGCAACGCCAAAGGAGTGCGCGAAATGCTCTCGATGAAGTTCGACACGCTGGCTTTTGAAGGTGCGTGGCATGACGCGTTCGGTACTCCGGAACGCCGGGGCGTGTGGGTTGTCTGGGGAAATTCAGGCAACGGCAAGACCTCGTTTGTAATGCAGCTCTGCAAATATCTCTGCCGCTTCGGGCGTGTGGCCTACAACAGTATGGAAGAGGGTGCATGCCTTACCATGCAGGATACGCTCCGGCGTTTCGGCATGATGGAAGTCAACCGTCGTTTTCTGCTTATCGACAACGAGAGCATTGAACAGCTCAGCCTGCGGTTGAAGCGCCAGAAATCGCCCGACTTTGTGGTGATAGACAGTTTCCAGTATACGCAGATGACCTACCGGCAGTATATAGAGTTCAAGGAACGGCACCGCAACAAGCTGATTATCTTCATCAGCCATGCTACCGGTCGGTTGCCTACCGGGCGTAGCGGTAAAAGCGTAATGTTCGATGCCGCGCTGAAGATATATGTCGAAGGATACCGGGCTTTCAGCAAAGGACGTTTCATCGGTCCGAAAGGCTACTATGACATCTGGCCGGAAGAGGCGGCAATATATTGGGGAGAAAATAATAAATGAAAATCAATGTTCAGTAACAGACAGACCAATTATGAGAACGACCAAAAACAAAACCGTCACGTCGCAACAACTCAAAGCCCTGCACGCCACCTTCCACCGCATCGGTATGGATGACGATGCCAGACACGGATGTATCTATGAATTCACTTCCGGACGTACGGCAAGCAGCCGGGAACTGACGATGCACGAGGCGCGGCAGCTGTTGGAAAGGCTGAACCCGCCGGATGAAAAAACAAGGGCGATGCAACTGGCGGAAGCGAAAAGCGTGTTCCGCGACATCTATCGCCTTTCTTTCATGATACCGCAGCTCAATCAGGGTTTCACCAGTGACAATGAAGACGAATACCGTATGAACGTGGCGAAGCTCAACATGTGGGCACGGAAATACAGTAAGGCACGTAAGGATGTTACCACCATGAAACTGTGGGAGTTACAGGATACCAAGAAGCAGCTGGAGGCATGGATGCGACGTGAGGAAAAGAAACGAAAAAATGAAACGATATGAGAACGAAAAATGAAATCAAACAGGCAGTGGCGATATTGACCCATAAAGCCGACCGGCTCAGTCTCGTACAGGCCGAGGTATTGCAGGGTGGCATGACCGAACAGCAGGTATTCCAGAAATACGTCATGGAAGTGACGGAAGAACACCGTGACGAAGAGGTGTTCTTCGCCGCCCGCGATGCCGCCCGGTTTTCTGCCGGGCATATCGGTCTGGAAGAACTGGTACCGGATGTACAGAGCATGACTGCGGCGGACTTTTCCGCAGCCGGGGCATTGGGTGTAGTTGACGAAGAGAGCAACACCATAACACTCTCACGCAAAGAGTTCAACCGTTTACTGGCCCGCATCGAACGCCTGGAACAGTGGACGGGACTACGCCGTAAAGCTGCTCCCGGTGACTGTACGCCTCTTCCATTGCCCGAGGATGCCGATATGGATGACCTGATGAAACAGAACGAGGCCTGCCGTTACCTTTCGTGCAGCAAGAATACAATCAAGGGATATGCTTCCCGCGGACTGGTGCATAGCTACAAGAAAGGAAAGTTCACTTATTACAGCCGCCGGGAGCTGGATAAGAAAATCAAAAAACTTCGTAATACCTTATAGCCATGCCCGCCGCCTACAACACCACCGAACGTTACCGGGAATTGGAGAACCGGCTTTCCGAATGCCGCGGACGCATCAATATCCTGGAAGAAAAACTGCTTGGAAGTCCCGTTTCCCTTTCGGTGGCCGAATTCGACCGGCTGCTTGACGAGTACAGGGCCGAGCAGGTACGCCTCGTTCATCTGGAACAGGAGCAGGACGGAAACAGCACCCCGGTCAAGACGGCAGCCGCCAAGGAACGCTGGCGCAAGCAGAACCGGGACAGAAGAAAGAAACTACATTATTAACCCTATAAAACATTTATTATGGCAAGAACAAAGAAAACAATAGTCAGCGGTATCACCCGCGAACAGGCGGAACAGGCATTTGCGGATTTTGCGGCAGCCGACGCCAAAGTACAGAACCTCACCTCAAAAATGGATATTGAGATGACGCGTATCCGCGAGAAATATGCGGATCAGCTGGCAGAACTGTCTGCCACGAAGGAAAAGAACTTTGACATCATGCAGGCATACGCCGTAGAAAACAAGGAAGAACTATTCTCCAAGCGGAAAAGCCTTGAGAGCGCGCATGGCGTATTCGGTTTCCGTACCGGCACACCAAAGCTGAAGAACCTGAAAGGTTTTACATGGGCAGCGGTAACCAACATCTGCAAGGAACTCCTTCCGCAGTATATCCGCACAACGGACGAGCTTGCAAAGGACAAGCTGCTGGCGGACCGTGACAACCCGGAAGTGGCGGAGTACTTCCCGAAGATAGGCGTGCAGGTTGTACAGGAAGAGACGTTCTATGTGGAACCCAAGAAAGAGAACGATGCGCAGCAGTCTGCCTGAGGAATATTACGAATACCGGCCGCATGGCAGGAACTGGGTAGTGTACCGTATCCGGCGCGACGCTACAGGTTCCACCGGGACCAAAATCGGGCAGTTCCTCACGAAAGAGGAAGCCCGGCGTGAGGTCTATCGGTTGAATGGCTGGAAACAGAACTGAAATGAAAAAGACATTTAAACAATGGGCTAAGCAGGATAAAGACTTGGATGAGTTTTTATCTCCGGGTGATTATATTGATGAAAGGTTATGTAACTATATAGGAGAAATCACTTGTCCTGTATATTGTTCAAAAGACTTTATTCAAGGGTGTGATGCAATTAAAAGTGAAGATGGTGTATTATTTTACATAACAGTTATATAACCAATGATAATAATAAGTACTTATACCTCGGTGTTTTACCGGAGTTTAAACAGTAATTCAAAACAATAAAGATATGAATCAAATTGAGTTTAAGATAAAAGTCCTGCCATCTATAAAGACAACAGGACTTAAAAGAAAATGGCAGCGGCCTACTCTTCCACTGTTACGCAGTACCATCGGCGCTACAAGGCTTAACTTCTCTGTTCGGAATGGAAAGAGGTGGAACCCTTGTGCAATAACCACCTAAATTTAGGGACTTAGCTGTGCTAAGTAATTTTCTCTATTAACCACTATAAAAGGTCAATACAGTTTAGCACAAAGTCCCAACCTACCGTCTATTCAATTTTAAGCATTGCCATAGCCGTACGGTAGTAAAGCTATAGAATGCTTTTTCTAATTAGATTTTTCATATAATTAAAAAAATTAGTCATTTGCAACATTGCAAATGACGCCCAAATGTAATAATAAAAAAATAATATGGCAAAAATTCATGTAGCAAGTAGTTGGAGAAATCAACATCAACCACAAGTAGTTAGTTTTCTTCGCGAACAGGGACATGAGGTTTACGACTTTAGACATCCTGCTGGAAAAACTGGATTCCAGTGGTCGCAGATTGATGAAGATTGGGAGAATTGGAGTACAGACCAATATAGGGCTGCGCTTGAACATCCCATTGCGCAGGCTGGTTTCAAATCTGATTTTGATGCAATGCAATGGGCTGATGTTTGTGTTCTTGTATTACCTTGTGGACGTTCTGCACATTCGGAGGCAGGATGGATGAAAGGTGCTGGCAAAAAGGTAATAGTCTATCAAATTTGGGAAGAAGAGCCAGAACTAATGTATAAGCTATTTGACGGTGTATGTTCAATGGGAATAGGTTTACAGATGTTTTTAGCTGAATTTGATAAAGAGAAAAATAACGTATAACTAAATAAGAAAGAGTAATGGCCAAGATAACTTACAAGTCAAGCATCCCCAATGACAAGCCGCTTTGGCTTCTCAAGCTCCAGCTGGCGGGCAGCCAGCTGGATGCCACCGGACTGAAAGGAAATGAGCAGGATTTCCGTAACCTGAAATCGTTCATCGATGCCGAAATCCGTTCATTAATGGAGAAAGGCGACATCCGCCGCAGCTTTGTGGAAACCGAACTCCGGCAGGATGAAAGCAGGACGGTGATACATATCTTCCGCAACCACATAATTGTCCAAACCTATTATATCGAAGCATGAGTGAGAAGAAAGACATATTGGTACTCAGTTCCCCGAACTTCGGTACCGGTAAAGAAACCATAGGCTACTATACGGGGTATGCCTGTGGTTACTGTCACGGTAACGGCTGGTTCTGGAATCCTGAAATTATCCATGAACGGGTAAAGATACCCTGTCCGAAATGTGGCGGAACCGGACATGTAAAAGGTATCGTTACAGTGGAATGGATTCCGGACGAGGAAATGAAAGCTTGTTTCAGCAAAAAGCGGGAAATATGACACCGCGTATTCCGAAAAACTACATCGTCCAAATAGACAACTTCCATCTGGGCGAATTTATCTTCTATTGGAACTACTACGGCCAGCCCTGCTCACTTCTTCTGCAGAAGCCCAAGACGGAGGGCCTTACCGCCATCAAGCTGGTGGTTGACAGTGACGAAGCCGCCAGTTTCCTTTTAAGGGCAAAGGAGAAAACGGGCTGCAGGCTGTATACGGTAAAATAATTTTCAAAACCATAGCAATCATGAAAAAGCATATCTACACAGAGGACGAGAAAGCCGAAATTACCCGGCTGTACCCTCACCACCCGACAAAAGAGGTAGCCCGGTTTCTTGGAATGCCGGTTACCTCTGTTTATAATATTGCCAACCGTCTGGGGCTCAAGAAGTCTCCGGAGTATCTGAAAGTCCTGCGAAATGAGATGTCAAGGCAGCTTGCTGACAGTGGAACGGCACACCGTTTTCCAAAGGGTCACGTGCCGGCCAACAAAGGTAGGAAAATGAACGCCGGGGTATATGCCAAAGTTTCGGCCACCATGTTTAAGAAAGGGCACATGCCGGACAATACGCTTTATGACGGTGCCGAGACTATCCGTAAAGATAAAAACGGACACCGGTACGTTTATGTGCGTATCTCTTTGGGGAAATGGGTACCGAAACATGTGCTGTTATGGCAACAGGCGCATGGCCAGGTTCCGAAAGACTACAATATCGTTTTCCGCGACGGCAATACGCTGAACTGCACACTTGAGAACCTGGAATGTATCAGCAATGCCGAGCTAATGCAGCGTAACAGCCTGCACAACCTGCCCGGAGAGGTAAAGGAACTTGTATATCTGAAGGGACGCCTTTCGAGGGCTATCAATGAATCAAACAATCAATAACCAACCAATAAACGACAATCGATTATGAATACACTCGAACGTTTGCAGGGGATGGTGAACAAACCATATCTGTACAGAAATGAAGAGGTCGTCGTACTGGGCTACTGCGATGGAACCGGTGATGACGGCAATGAGGTGGAAATCTACCTGAACAACGGCAAGACGCTTGTCTTCAATTACATCAATCTTCCGGCTAAACTGGAACAGTTCAAACCCGTTACGACACAAGTCATCGTGCTTGCCAACAAACGGTTGGATGCAGTATCAACGGTGAACCCCGGTATCATCCAAAAGCTCCGTGATACGGTACTCCAACAGATTGAGAATGTCAAATCCTCTCCGGAGCATGTCAGTCAGGCGAAGCAGGTATTCCAGGGTGTGAACACGCTGATAAACCTTGCCAAAACGGAACTGGAATACCGGAAATTCGTGAACGGAATGGAAAGTGATTAGTTCAAATATTCAGAAAAGAGGAAAGGAAAATAAAAAGCAGACATAAAAGTCTGCTTAATATATAGTTTCTAAGAAATTCCAATGGGGGGATTCGAACCCCCGTCTTCTCTGTGGAGACGCTTTAACCACTAAGCTACAAAGCAATACACTCTCCGAGGAATCCACAGCTTCCAAAATGAGAGGAAATGGAAATAATCCATTCTAATACGAGCGTTTGATACGCACTATTATGTATTAGTTCCGCAAATATACACATTATAAATTAATTTATGAAGATAATAGTAAATTTTTCCGGTGGTAAGGATTCACAAGCCTGCTTAATCTACGCCGCTAACAAATATGGTTCTGATAACATAGAAGCTGTATTTTGTGATACAGGTTGGGAGCATTCCGATACTTATCAACACATTACAGACGTATGCCGACAACTCAATGTAAAATTTGTTGTATTGAGAAGCAAGAAATATACTGATTTTGTGGATATGTCTATCAAACGTTCACGGTTTCCGTCTTCTCAAAGGCGATTTTGTACTTATGAATTGAAAATCAAACCGATGATTGATTATATTCTCTCGCTAACCGAACCTTGTTTGATAATTCAAGGTATCCGGGCAAAAGAAAGCAAAGAACGCGCCCAACTTCCCTATGAGTGCAATTATTTCGGAGAGTATTTCGAACGAGTGAAGAAAAACCATAAAGGAAAGACCATTGAAGTATGGAAGCGAGAATACCGTAGAAAAGAAGTGACTAATTGGTGCGAGCATTACGATGCCAGTGTTTCCCGTCCGATTTTCCAATGGTCTGCACAGGAGGTAATAGATTACATCCTATCTGCCGGTCAAAAGCCGAATCCTTTATATTTCCGTGGATTTTCCCGAGTTGGTTGTTATCCATGTATCATGTGCCGGAAACAGGAAATCAAACTTATTTCGCAAGAGGAATTTGGCCGTAGCCGTTTGATAACGGCAGAACAAAGAATGAAAGAAGAAACTCCGATGGGTTCGTCTTTCTTCTCGCCGGGATATATTCCTAATCGATTTTGCAAGAATAGGGCTTATCCAACAGTTCAAGAAGTTTTTGAATATGTGAACCGCAATGATGTAGGTATGGATGATATGTTTGCGCCGGAAGGTGGATATAGTTGCATGAGCCTTTATCACGGACTTTGTGAATAATAGTTTAATTTAATACTGATAAGTAATGAGCGAAACGAAAATCATATTAGATGCCTGTTGTGGTAGTCGAAGTCTTGGTTCGACAACGAAAAGAATTTCAAGCTGACGGCCTTGAGGTCCAGACCGAACTACTTAAACGTATGGAATACCGTGAAGAAACGAGGAAATGCGGTAACTGCAAATATTATTATCGTTCCATGGATGGGGCAATATATCCAAATGCCGCCTGATTCCTTTTATAGACCTGGATGTAAATGAGGACGGGTATTGCAGTTATTATCAACAGGCAGAGTGAAACAGTACCGTTTAAGCCCCGTAAAGAAGAGCAGCCGCTGCAAGTACTCTTGTAACGGCTGCTTTATTTTCCCGCCTTAGAAAGCGCCGTAATGTTTGATATGGCGCTCTTTGTTGCATATATGTGTCATACTACGTATCTTTGTATCAGGTTTTCAGGATTCGTTTCATTTTAATCATTACGCCCTATGAAAAAGTATCGTACCAAGCTGGTAGGGTGCAGTTATGCCTTCAGAGTGGAGGATATTGTGCGCATCTATGACTCCCACCGTCATAGCGGTCTTTCCAACCGGGAAATTCTCCGCCGTTACATCTGGCCCAAATACCATATTTGTGAAAAGACGTTCTACAATATCATCAATGCCAGTGTCGATCCGCGTGTCATCAGCCGTCAGGAGGAGATGCGCTCGCAGCTCACGCTGTTCTAAACTATTTCCTCTCTATCACCTTACAGGTAAAATCCGTAATATCCTCCACCAGTTCCTCATGGTTGTGGTTGGTGCTGCTGCCCGTTCTTCTGAAAACACTGAACGAGGTCTTTCCGTCGTCTCCGGAAATATTAAAGAGGTGGCTGTCCATTTTCTCCAGCAGATCGAATCTCTCCAAAGCCTGCTGCCGGAATTCTCCACTTTCCCGTGCGCTTCCTTTCCAGGATGTGACTATATGTAACCTCAGTGTCACGTCAGCCTGTTGCGGCATGCCTCCATTCCATTTCACGGGTCTGAACTCGATAAATACCGCCGGTGTTTCAAACGCTTCCTCCTGTTCCAGGAACGAGACCTGTTCATTCCAGAGGTCAAATGTCCTGATAACGGGTTCTCCCGTTTCGTCTGTAAGCTGTTTCAGTCTTTCCATAAGGCTGAGATAAAGAAATTTTCTCATGATATACAATTTTTAGTATCTGCTATTTAAAAAACCTCTTTGGTATTGTTTTCCGCTATCTCCCTGATGATTCGCCCCACTTCCGGATGCATGCCGATAAACTGTCTGCGTGGCATGATGATCTTACTTCCCGCCCTCTTCATGGCCATCCGTTTACAAAAGAGCGCTTCTTCAGTGGGTTCCCTCTTATAATTGTCGGTAAGCAGCCGGTACATATACCAGAAATAGCCTTTCATTTTTCCGGTAACGGTAATGGTTCCCCCGGAATTATGGATAGCGGCATATTCCAGATCGCTGCTGAATATTACGCTGTGCCCGGTCGTTTCACTTTTGATGCTTCGGCGCAGCTCTCCGGTGCGTATTAATAGTCCCCGGCTTTCGTGATTAACCCTACGAAATCGGACAACAACCTGGTCTTGTCATAAATGGCGGTATTCTGCACACCTGCAACACTTCCTGAACCTTTGAATGGAAGAAATGAACTTGCCGCTTTGGCCATATTCTTCGGCGAAATCCCCAACATTCTTGCCGCCAGATTCCAATAGTAAACCTCCTTGTTTGTAGCGTCTGCCCATCCCTCATCGGATGTACTGTCACCGAAGTGCGCTGAGTCTGTAATCCGACTGGCTCTGGAAAACTTGGCATCATCAAGGGACTGTATATAGCTTCTTTCTGACGGTTTTTTGTATAGGACAATATTGGTTCTGTACGTTTTGTTGTTGTAGGACGATATATACCGGGTTTCCGGATGAAACCTTATGGCACCTCTTGCGAACCAGTCATCGCCGCTGTACTGATAATCATAATAGGCGACACAATTACCTTTGTCGTCATACTCATACAACGGACACAGTGCTCGATTGGAAACCTGAATACCTATGTAATCCTTCACATCCAACTTTACTCTCGCATTGTTTGCGGTAGAAGGTTCCGGTTCTGACGCAAACGATCTAATATAGGTATCTGATACATTGAAAAACTCTTCATTGGTAAACACCTTTGACGGGCAAGAATCCAATACCTGCAAACATTCTATATTATACCTGTCGTATTCCTTTGGTACATCATATATAGTTGTGCCTAAAGGCAGCTTATTCGTGTTATTACCACCTGATATACATATATATTCAGCTGATGAGCCAAATGTATATTCTTTCTCTCTATCATATCCGGAAGCGATGTTTAAGAAGTATATAAACTTCTTGCAGGCATCATACACGAATATGCTATACTGCGAAGTAGCTTGTCTGCACAGCACTCTCTTGGATGTGCCGAGTTTGAGGAATGAAGTACATCTGGAATTAGCGTTATATTTAACAGCTCCGGAAGAGAAGTCAAAAGAACCCTTGTTGTTGAAGTACTCTTCAGTCAATACAATATCCGTAATCCTCGCATTGACCAATGTATTGATATTGTCATTGTAGCTGTCTACCACTTCGCTGTATGTTCGAAGGAAATATAAGTCAGCTTGAAGCGGGGTGGTATTGTTGTATATAGACACTTCGATGTAATTGGCATCATTGTTGTTCGAAAGGTCATCGGATGTAGGTGTGTACTCTATGAGGACACCAATATCCAGATTGCTGCCAGACCCCTCTTTCAGAATACTCGTTTTGTTATTGAGCTTAACAAATATAAGGATATTTTCAGAAGTAACCTCTTGGTTGGATTTCAGTAATAGAGTGAATTTTTCATTTTCTTTTAAAAAAGGTAGGGCATACTTGATTTTTTCAGAACTGCCTATTCCGGAGAATGTATGTGACTCCAAAAAATCCAAACTCCCCATAACCTTGATTCGCGTATCAAGCTCTGTAATCTGCTTTTGGTTGGGTATTTTAGTCCAGTTGGTATCCTTTACCCATTCCTGATTAGATACAACCGTCCCACCTTGAAACTCCCACGTTTCTACTTTCCCGTCCGAATTGATGAACGACACCTTCAGCCCTACATTCCTAAGTTCTTGCGGGACTAAGAGGAAATTTGTGATAGGAAAAACAGCGAAAAACATTATTGTATAGTTGTCTGAATGGCTTGTAAAAACTTTGTAGAGGACTGTTTTGAGAAATAACACATAGTAGCATTCCGGTAGAACATACAGTTTCTACTAATTAGAATACTTTTAACTCTGAAAGATTATAATATTGATAATAAAAATTATTGTACTTTTGTAGATGTAGAAAAAGCCTAATGAATAGTAGCTGAAGAAGGTTTGGGGAAAGAAAGAAAAAAGCCCCCGGCCCGTTTCCAAAAGTAACGCCAATCACTTCAAAAAACAATACGCCCATAGCGCACGACCGGGGGCAAATACCCTCTGTCGCGCTATAGGCATTTTTATTGTTGAAATGATTGGCATTGCAAAGATATAATTTTTTATTGTATGAAAGTGATTGAAATATTAAACTTTAATCGGGAACTGTTGAAAAGGCTCCAAGCAGCGGGTATTCATTTGGAGGATGCTTACTATATTGATCTATACACTGACTATACTCGTCTTCTGGATCAGGGGGGAGAAAGTCTCATATACTGTGGCCGTACTGTCTGAAAAGTATTCGGTGAGCGAGCGTAAGGTTTATGCTTTGGTGAAGCGTTTTCAAAGCGACTGCAAAATGACTGCAGTATAAACTGACCTTAATATTATACTCGGTTGTGCAGTACGTACTACCTTTACCCAAAACTTTAAAATATTAGTTATGGGAAAGTACACGTATAAGCCGCAATATGGTGTTATTGTCATTTGCGCAGATGAGAAAGAACAGCGGGCTATTTATGAACGCTTGAAAGCTGAAGGTTTAACTTTAAAGGTAGTAAATGTATGAGGATAGAGGTACAACACCATTGTAGCGATTTTGACAGCTACCGGGCTGCAAGGGTGAAGAGTCTTTTTAATGCGGAAAAAGGCTGTGACTGGGAAAAGGCGGTAGAACTGCCCATTGAAGATAAAGAGTGGCAGATAGGTTTGATTGTAGGGCCATCCGGTAGTGGAAAAACCAGTATTGGGAATATGATATTCAATGAGCCGATTTATGATCTTTATTCCGGGTGGGATAAAGACAAGCCTATTATAGATTGTATAGCTCCCGATGGGGATTTTAACATGGTAACAGGAATGCTTTCCGCCGTAGGGCTTGGTGATGTTCCGGCGTGGCTGCGGCCTTTCCAGGTACTAAGTAATGGAGAGAAGTTTCGCGCCGGTTTAGCTCGTTTGGCATGTGAACGTCCGGAACACGCTGTTGTAGATGAATTTACATCTGTAATCGACAGACAGATAGCTAAAGTCGGAGCGGCAGCTTTCTCTAAAACATGGAGGCGCAGTAACGGGAAAATTGTTCTTTTGTCCTGCCATTATGATATTATTGAATGGTTACAACCCGATTGGGTATACGATACTGCGGAGGCACGCTTCTATGAGCGTGACTGCCTTCGGCAACGTCCAAAACTCGAACTTCAAATTTATAAAGTCCGGGGAACTGTATTCCCAAGACTGTTTAAGCAACATTATTATTTAGATTTGTCTCTTCCTGTAGCTGCCGAATATTTTGTAGGATTTATTAATGGAGAACCTGTCTGTCATTTGGCCGTTGCCCCATTGTTTACAGCGGGGGCATATCGTTCTACCCGTCTGGTGGTTATGCCTGAGTGGCAGGGAATAGGTGTCGGCACGAAGTTTTTGGCTGCAGTTTGCGAGTACCATTTGCAAGGTAGGGGACGTTGTGGGAAACAACTACCTGTATTTTTCCATACTTCCCATCCGCAACTATGTAGAGCGTTACGGCACTCAAAGAAATGGATTCAGACTGCGGCGCACCTATATGGAGATAATAAATCAAAGAGCATAAGTTCGTTTGCGAAGTCTATGAAGAGAAAAGGAAAGTCCGATAAATGTGTTACCGGATATGGCGGTCATTTTCGGGCGGTACAAGCATTTAAATATATAGGAGAAAATGATAGTAAAAATATTAGGTAATATAGATACGCCTGCCTATAAGGCTGCTGAAGACTGTGTACGCAAAAAAAGGCATTGTGTATGGCGTTCTGGTGCGAGTGATTTGGCAATAGCGCCACTTTTGACAGAAAAAGTACCATCTGAAGCATTGAAGGAACCACTTTATGGAACACTGATATTTCATCCCTCACCGCTCCCCTGGGGACGCGGTGCATCTTCCATAAAGTGGGCATATAAACGTAACGAACCTATAACAGCCGCCACTTGGTTTTGGGCTAATGACGGATACGATACTGGAGATATTTGTGAACAGGAGATAGTTAGAATAGACTATTCTTTGCGTCCACGTGATTTCTACGCATACGATATACTTCCGGCTATGATACGAACGTTAAATCGCTGTTTGGATAATATTCAAATGGGATATATAAGAAGAATTCCCCAAGTGGAACGTTATTCAAGTTATGACAAACGAACATAA